ACGTATGCGAAGATTGACAAAATTAGAAAAGTGTTAGTACCTGATGATCCCGAAGTATCGAGAGCGCAGGTGGTAACTATTCTAGTAAACAAAGAAGCCAAACGTTTAAATGGCAAACTTAAATAAACCAATACAGGAGAAAGTATGAAATATACTGTAGTAAAAAGAATACACTTTAGGCATGCAAATGATTGTGTAAGTGTAATTAAAGAAGCAGAAAGTTACGAAGAAGCTATGAAGTTTAAAGTAGCATCAGAAATGTTAGAATCAGAAGACTCTGATAATAGCATTCAAATTTTAATTAATGCAGATGATGCCTTTGACTTTACGAAACAGCCTTTACTCTTAACTGATGAGGCAGAAACAAAAAAAGCATCGTGACGGAACTTAGAGAAGAACATTTGGAGGTTATAAGTCAAAACAAGGCTAAAAATTTTGACAAAGAAAATACGAACAAACTTTTAGAGGCTCGTGAGATTTATAACCAAACCAAAGCTTTACAAGATATTTCGGAGCATCAACTTAAAAAATTTAATGCGTTGATGAAATACCAAATATGATGAGTGAAGAAGATATAAAAAAATACCATGAATTAGTTGAAAAACTAGAAATGGAAAAAAAGAATAAGACTCCGGTTGATGACCGGGGTCCTGCAGATCTTACTAAACGAATAGAAATTCTAGAGTTTAGGAATGATAAACTACACAAACATAATGAAAAACTAACCGAAGAAATTAGATCACTTCGATCTAAACTATATGTGAAAGGAAACTAATGGAACCAATAGAACAAAAAATAACAGAACTAGAAATGAATGTCAGAGCATACAACGCCTTTTTATGTCATGCTCCTGATATAACAACAATAAGAGATCTTGTCTTAAAAACTGAAGGCGAACTACTTAGAATGCCTAACTTTGGTAGAAAGTCATTAAATGAAGTTAAAGAAAATTTAAGTTTAATGGGACTACGTTTAGGTATGACCGAGAAACAACTTCCTAAAAGAATGGAAGATATCGCAACAAACTTTAGCTATAACGTATTAAACCATGCTTCAGAGGCAGCTATCGAATCTCTTGATGTTATTTTGAAGAAACAACAATGGCGTTATTCTGACATTGAAAAATATTTTCGTGAACATGAAAAAATAATGGAGACGTATAAACAAGCTTTGGAAAGATTAAAAGGAACAGAATAATGACAGCAAGAGAACTATTAAAATTAATATTAGACGAAGGTCGTTTTGCTTTAGATGACGAAATAAAAGTTTGTATGATAAGTGATAAAGACGATGAGTCTACCATAAAATTTGAAATTAAAGAAGCAGAGGAATCTATTTATATTGATCCTGTGGGATTAACTTCAGATAAAAAACCATTTAAAATAAAATTACCGAAGTGTCAAATACACAAAACTTTTATGGAAGGGATACATGATTAAAGGTGATAGCACAGACTACGAGTTATTAGAACGATGGACCAAGGACTTTGATTGTGATGGTTTCGCGTCAGTTGAGATAGGTGTACGTGAAGGTATGGGATCTAAAATTATTATGGATAATGTAAAAAATAATTACATTCATATTGGTATCGATCCTTATGGTAATCTAGAGTATCAACACTACGATGACACGGGTAAATATACTTGTGATTATACAGATCAAATGAGAGACACTATGCTTCATGATTTTAAACCTTATCGTAATCAAGGTAAGTTTACTTTGTATAATGATACAGATACTAAATTTATGAGTGACAGGGCCCACCAGGACTCGAGATTTGCATTGGTACACTTCGATGGTCCTCACATGACTCGTGATGTAATTACTGAGTGTATTTGGTTTGCGAATCGTGCAGCACCTAAGACTCGTTATATTTTTGATGACTATCCTAAATATAATATGCAGCTAATTAGGGATGTATTAAAGTATTACGACTTTGATATCTTGGACCAAGGAAAAAATAAAATCTGCCTGGAGAAAAAAATATAGTGGCTTACAAAGATCCTACTCATCCTGACGTATTAAAGAAACGAGCAGAGATGGATTTTGCATACATGAACTCGGAACGCGGATATATAATGGCCTGCATTGCAAGAAAGTTTAAACCTAGTGTAGAAAAATATGGTGGCCATAGACCCGATCCATCAATGGACAAGAAAGAATTTTGGAGATTGTATATGAATCATATCATTCTTATGAAAGAAAAATTTCCAGAATCGGATGGTCGTATTTGTAGATATTGTGAACAACCTTTTACATTTAAATCTAAACTTGGAACTAGAGGTAAAGGATACCAGGGCAGACAAGGACAAACAAAAACTAATTTTAGTATAGATAGGTATGACCCAAGATTGACGTATCGTACTGATAATATTATATTTTGTTGTGTTGCTTGTAATGATAAAAAGAGAGATAGTAATCCGGATGATTGGAAAAATTATCTAAGGGTTGGAGAAGAATTTATAAATGATTAAAATTTTAATTATATTATTGTTGTTAAGTGGATGTGCTAAGGACTTAGATTTAAACCCATGGACAACAGTTTTAAAACAAGCCTTGAAAGTAAATAATGATAAAAATAAATAAAAAGAAAGAAACTTTTACAGATGAAGAGGACTATGTCTATTCACTTATGGGGTGGTTAGTCGCTAATGCTGATGATGATTTAACTAAAAAATATTTAGATCATAGAAACAGAAGATTTTTTAAACATAGTTTAGAAAAAATTAGAGATCATTTAGAGGTGACTGGTTGGTACGAATATCCTGGGAAATATTTTACTAGTGAGTTAGGTTGGCCAGAAAATTTTAGTATGGAACATGGTTGGAGAGAGGACTTAAATGATAAAAATAAATAAAAGATTTTACTACCCGACTTCGACTCGGAAAATTATAGATGGTAAAAGACATTACCTGGTGGGTGACGAAAAGTTACCTTCTGTTACAAGTATATTAAAGGCCTGTGAAAGTAAGGAAAAATCTGAGTCTTTACAAAGATGGAGAGATAGGGTTGGTGAAACTGAGGCTAAAAAAATTACTGAAACTGCTGCATCGAGGGGGACTCTTATGCACTCGATTCTTGAGGGGTATATGTTAGACAAACCTATCGTGGATCTAACACCCGAAGGAAGACATGCCACGAAGATGGCACAGATAATCGCGGACCAGGGATTAAAGGGTAGACTCGATGAGTTATGGGCCACAGAGTGTGTATTATTTTATCCAGAAATGTATGCAGGTGCAACCGATGGTGTTGGAATGTACGAGGGTAAAGAGGCCATAATAGATTTTAAACAAACAAATAAACCGAAACGAAAAGAATGGATCGAGGATTATTATCTTCAACTAGCAGGATATGCTATTGCTCACAATCAAATATATGGAACTAATATACAGTTTGGAATCATTCTAATGTGTAGTAAAGATTTATTATTTCAAGAGTTTCCCGTATCAGGCGAAGAATTCAAACATTACGCGAACGAATGGTGGAAAAAAGTAGCACAATATTACCAACAGAAAAAAGAATTAGAAGTAATAGTTGACAGAAATGGTTTTTAGTATAATATAGGATATTATATGAAAGGAATAAATATGAAAATAAATTGGGAAAAGAAAATTGAGAAACATTTACTCAATCAAAAAATAGTTAAAATTAAATATATGTCCGAAAAAGAAAGTGGTAGGCAGGGTTGGTCTAAAAAACCAATTGAGATAACACTTTCAAATGGTGTGTTGCTAGTGCCAACGCAAGATGATGAAGGTAATGATGGAGGTTCTATTGCAACTAATATTACTGAATTACCAACAATACCAACAACATAGAAAGGAATATTATGAAACTAACTAACTGTAAAGACTGTGAAGGCAAAGGATATTATACTGATGTAACTAGTAGTGGATTAAGTGATCCAAATGATCCTTATCATGAGCCACATATTGAAAGATGTGACACTTGTATGATATTTGATGATGATGTAGAAGCAAAGGAGTATCATGAAAAAAAGATTTCCTAATGATGGTAAATCTAGACCTTCAAGTGATTTGTACCGAAAAAATTTTGATGAAATATTTGGTAACAAACCAAAAAATGATGGCAAAGGCACCACAATTTGTAAAGCAAAAGATTGTAACAACGTTTTGTATGGTTGGACTAGCGCCAAGGATCCTAGATATTGCGCAGATTGTGTCTAAAAAGCCACAATTTGTTGTATATTTACAACACTTATGGCAAGAATAAGGCAAGTTTCTACCTATAGACTTTTTTTGCCAGAAAAGTTTTTTTGTTTTTCAATTTCCAAAACAGTGTTACAATGGTTACAATGGCTTTCAAAGTGCTATTATTCGCATATACCAACACTTTTAGACGATATTTTTGTAACAAAACGCTGTTACAATGGTGTTACAGCTGTTACAATTTACAATAAGTGGCTTATATTAACACTTCTAGCAAACCCGTACGCGCGCATAAGAAAAAGTTTTTGAAAAAAAATGTGCCTAGAGAAAAAACCTATAGGTGCTATACAGAGGTATGAAAAGAAAAAAGTCAAAATATAAACATGCAGTAATAGGTAAACAGAAATATTATTTTTATTCTATTGAGTGGATTGATCCTTGCGGAGATTCCGGCCATGCTGAAGCGGCTGATGTGAAAGATTTAAAACCTGCAAAGATGATGACTCAAGCTTATGTCTTTGATAAAGATAATAAACATGTTTGGACATTTGCTTCTTATGATACTGAGTCTGCAGTCTTTTCTGATCGTAATGTATTTCCTAAATCAATTGTAACTAAAATGGAGAAAGTTAGTCTTTAGATTCTTCAATCACTTCTGCATCAGAATCAATAATTGGTTTAAAGTTTTTTAATGCTTTCTCTAATTCTTTGTCTAACTCAGATTCATCAACGTTATCTAAGTTTTTATGTAAGTGTAAATTAGTATTATTTTGAAACCCTGCAGCTTTACCTCTAGCTACTTCCATGTTACCTGCAGCACTCCAGGCTTTACTTTCTCTAGCTTCGTCTCTAATTTTACCTAATTCTGCCAGGTGCTTTTCATAAGTGATGTCATATTTTTTTAACTTCTCTGCTCTGAGTCTTCCAATGTATTGAGAAACCAAAGGATACATAGATGGGTTTTGAAGTCTGCTTGCACAGACATAAGCACCATCCGGTTTATAACCTGCAGCAATAGCACATTCAGAATCAGTCTTTCGACCTTCTTCTGTTACAATTAGATTAGCAAATTTAATTTGTTTCTCTGTAAGTCTTTT